TTAGCGGGAGCCCGCGGTCAAGCTCAGGCACGGGCCGTGATGGGCGTCCCCGCCGGCACGTACGGCAAGCGGGTGATGCCGGGGTTCATTTCGATGAGCTCCGTGAGCGTCATGTTGAGGAGCTTCGCGAGGCCCGAGAGGGACGAGTTGTGCTTGGTGACGAGGTATTTTTTCGTCATCGGGCTAGCCGTCGCCTTCGGGGCTGCGTGCGGAGGGAAAGCTCACGAAGACGCCGCGCCGTCGCTCGCATCGGCCAGAGTTGCGGGTTCGACAAGCGCTCGGTGGTCGCCTCGATGGCTTCCATCTTTCCGGCGAAGTCGTCGAACTTGGCCGTGACCTTGTCGATCTGCGCGAGCCCCTGGGAGAGCACGCCGTTGACCGCCTGGAAGATGTCCACCGTGGGCTCGGGTGATGGCTCTTGCTCCCAGTCCACGCGGGCCACTTCCTGGTCGAGTGCACTGGCGTCCGTCTCGAGCCCGGAGATCGCGCCCTCGAGATTGGTCGCGATGTCCATCGGCTCGTCCGTCTGCTCGGGCGAGTAGCGGAACTCCAGGCTCACGTCGGAGCCGTCCCGCTTGTTGATGTCCGTGATGTCCTCGAACATCACCGGCACGCACCGGAAGAACCCGAGCGACGGGTCGAGCAAGTCGTCGGCTTCACGGTTCAGCGCGTCCCGGAACAGCCGCGGGAGCCCCGTCACGAAAAGCTGCTTATAGGGACCGGTCGCGATGTCCTCGCGCGTCGGGATCGTGTAGGCGAACGTGAGGCCCTGCGCGCCGAGCTGCTCGATTGACGAGAAGTCGCGGTATTGGACGACGTGCTCGACGCCTTCGTGCCGGAAGAACACACGGCGCGCCGTGAGCGGGTACTGTGCGCCGCGCCACTCGAAGGGCGGCAAAAGGCGCAACAAGTCAGTCATGGAATCGGGGATGCCGGCTTGTCGGTTGTGTTGAGCTTGGCGCCAGCGATCTTGTCCGCCGCCGCGGCGAGCTTCGACGACGCTTCGTTCTGCTTCTGCGCGGCCTCGACGGCCTTCGCGAAGGACGCCCGCATCTCGGCGAGCATCGACTCCTGGGTCTTCTTCTCCACGTCACGATTCGACGCGCCGAATAGACCCATGAAGTCAGCGAACATGTCGGACTTCCCGAGCTCGGCGACCTTGCCCTCCTGCTCGCCGATGATGTCGCTCGCGGCCCGAAACTCACCAGCGGACGACTTCCCGCCGAGAGCTCGCACCATGTCGAGCTTGTGGCCCGACTCCTTCATCGAAGCGTCACCCGCGTCGATGTCCGAGATGCCTTGTGCCGAGATAGCCGCCGCGATCGGGGCGCCGATCATCACGCCGATTCCGGCCGCTCCGAGCATGCCGGCCGCCGTGGGCTTGCCGAGGAATCCGCCGCCGCCTGCGCCGGGGACGCCCGTTGCGCCGCCCGGGATCGGCATCTGCCCGCCCGCGACGATGCGCATCAAGCCGTTCCGCACGGCCTGCCCGATGCCAGCAGCGGCGAGGTCGAGCAGCATCTTCGCCGCGATGACCTTGAAGAGCGTTCCGACCGGATCCTTTGCGGCCGACTCGACGAACCGGGCGAACAGCTCGGCGGCGCGCCTGAGCGACGGGAGCATCTTCGTAAACTCCGGGATCAGCCGCGTGAGAACCGGCAGAAGCTCCGAGCCGATCGCGGCGTTGAATTGCTTCATCGCCTCTTTGAATTGGAGGTCGGGGTCGGCAAGACGAGACGCCGCGCGTTCGCGCTGCTGGTCGGGCGTCAGCTCGGCAGCCAGTAGCCGCTTGAACTCACCGCGAACCGCTTTCTCCCCCGCCGATCCGCGTGCCGCCCGCTGATCTGCGGGGAGCGCCATGTTCGCCGCTTCCGCCTGCGAGTAGAGCGGGGAGAAGCCAGCTACCGCTCGCTCTGCGTACACGCCGAAGAGGTTGGAGACCTTGCCGAGGTCGCCGCCCGTCTTCTGGAGCATGCGAACCATGATCTCCTGCGGGTCGTCGAGCTGCGTGAGTGCGCCCGCCTTGTCCCGCGTGCCGATCTTGATACCGGACTTCTCGAACAGCTCCGGCTTGCTCGCGATGTCGGCAACGAACCGCGAGACCGAGGTCACCGCCTCCGCCGCCGTGCCCGCGCCGCCTCGCTGCCTGGCCGCCTGAGCCATGGCGCCGACGCTCTTGATGAGTGACGCGGGGTCACCTGAAAACTTGTTCGTGGCCGCCGCGAGTCCGGCCATCTCGACCGCAAGGTCCTTCACCTCGACCGCGCCGACCGCGCCCTGGCCGGCGATGGCCCGCATGGTCGTGAGGAGCGCCTTCATGCGCGCCTGCGGGTCCTTGATCTTGTCGGCGAGCGGGATGAACGCGTTGCCGGCGGCGGCCCCGAGATCGTTCAGCGCCGCGCCGGTCGCGAGCGACAGCTGGGCGAGCTCGGGAAGGGCGGCCCGTGCCGCGTCGAGGTCGCCCGTCACGTCCGTGAAGGCGCCCATCCCCTCAAGGGCCTCCATGCCCGTGAATCCCTTGGTTCCCTGGGCTTCGCGCAGGAGCTGCCCCTTGATCTCGGGCCGCCCCGCTTGGTTGGCGAGCTGGCTTGCCCGCGCCATCTCGGAGATCTGCGTCGAGATTGCGCTTCCGGCGGCAATCGACCCGCCGATGCCAAGGGCGCCGACCGCCATTGACCCGACGCCCGAGAGGGTGTTGCCGAGGGACCGGCCAATGCGGCCCGTAACAGCCCCGGCAATCGCTCGCCGGTCCATCCGCTCCCGGCGGGCCAGTGCGGCCGCAGCGCGCTCTCCGGCCCGGTGCTGGGCGAACAGGGCTGTAGCCCGTTGCCGATCGAGGGCCTTCGCTGCCGCCGTTCGCTCCCGGTCGAGCCGCATGCCCTCCCGCTGGATGGCTCGCTCGCCCTGGAGCCGCTGCCGCTGCTCGGCCCGGTGAAGCTGTAGGAGTGCCGCCGAGCGCTGCCGGTCGAGCGCAGTAGCCGCCCGAGTCTCGTCCGCTACGACGGCACGGGTGGATCCGCGCGCACGCGAGACGGGCGTCCCGACAAGCCGCGAGACCCGCGCGTTGTGCTGGGCGATGCGGCGCTCGTTCGAGGCCAGAGCTTGCGCGAGCGCATTCTGGTTGACGACGGCAAAATCGTATTGGAGCAGCGCGATTGGACTATCCCGCCTTCACTTAGTCGCGGAGCCGCTCCGCCTCGTCGAGCGCCGCAAGCACGCTCTCTTCGGCGGCCTTCAGCCGTTGCGCCATGGCCGCCGCGTCCTCGCTCGTGATCGTCACGTCGGCGATCTTCAGGAGCGTGTCATCCGAACCATCCGCTGACGTACTGCCGGCAGGCGCGCCAAAGAAGCCAGTGCCCAAAGAGAAGGTCCCGAGGCGCGACTTCAAAGTATCGGGCAAGCTCGGTAGTAGGGATTCCAGGATGCGGGATAGCGTGTACGCTCTTTGCGCCAGCAAGCAGGCTGACTCCGCCCACTGACCCGAGGAGAGATGCCGTAAAGGGAACTCCGCGGCGCCCTCCACGAGGCGCTTGATCCACTTCGACAGATCCTCTTCGGTCTGGATATCGCGCTCGAATGGGCCGTACTTCGACTGAACGAGCCGGTAGTTCTCGAACAGGACCGCCACTTCGTCAGCCGAAAGCGAATTGCAGAGCTGCTCGGCGTCGCGAAAAACGCGCGGGTAGAATGGCTTCCCTTGCTCCTCGCCGCCGTGGCTCTTCTCGGTGAGGCACGCCATCGCGAGCACCTCGTGGGCCGCCGCGTCACCGAGGAGCGCGTGCCCCATCGGCGTCTCGAGCTCCTCTTTGGTGAGCTTCTCTTTCTCGGTCAGGAACCGGAGCGCCTGCTTTCGCGCGGTGATGTGATCCCGCGAGTGGAGCACCTGGATCCGCACCGTGCCGACGGGCTTTCCGTCGCTCGTCTTGCGCGGGAAGCTCACGACCTCGGAGTGGCGTGATTCCCCTAGAGCAAGGAACAGTTCGGCTGGCGGAACGTCGTCGGGCGGGCCTGGCATTCGTGATCTCCCATGTCGAAAAAGACGAAAGCCGCCCCGACGCTGTCCGGCCGCCATGGGAGTAGCGCCGGCGCGCCTGGACGGCTTCCGTATCGTGCTCCGCGCGTCATCTCTCCCATGGGCGCGCGGGCGTTAGATTGTGCGGGCTACTCGGTAGGCTCGAAGGCGCCTTCCCACTTGATCGAGCAGGACGAGGGCGCGCCGGCCGAGCCTTCGCTCTGGACCGTCTGGATCTTGCCGCGCGAGGCGACTGAGCGGGAGCCGACGAAGACCTGGAGATCCACGTACTCGCGCCGATGCGCAATGCCCTCGTAGTCGAACTCGGTACCACCGAGCGGGATTGGTGCTTCCCACTCCACGCTCGAAATGCCGGAGCCGGGGGACCAGCCGCCGAGCCCCTCGTTCAGGAGCATGATGGGCTGGTTCTGTGCGTCCATCATGCGCGTCACCTTGGTGAGCTGCGTCACGGACGCGCCGTTGAAGAAGAGCTTGACGAGCGAGTAGTCTTGCTGAGCCATGGGCGGTAGTCGGCCTTTCCGCGTGCTGCGGATTCGTTGGGAGGAGCGGCGCGCCTACGCGCTAGCCGGTGGAGACTTCGGCCACGCGGAACGTGAACTGATGAGCGAGATCGATCGCGTTCAGATCGAGCCCGACCTCGAGCCGCCCGCCGGTCTTGGCGACACGCAGTGACGCCTTGCTGGCGGCCACGTTCTGCAGCGTGTTGCCGTCCTTCTCGTTCAGGCGCTTCACGATGTGCGGCTTGAAGCTCGAGGGGCGGAGTAGGCCGGGGCGCTCGGGCTGGTTCGGGTTGAACTTGCCGTTCTGGAGCAGCTCGTCGTCGGCTAGTCGCTTCCCGCGGAAGTTGAGCCCGATCTCCACGAGTTCCTCGTCCATGAAGTCGTCGGCCACGCTGACGCGGTGCCGCTCGAGCGAGCGCGGATCGTCGAGTGCGCCCGTTGCGTCCTTCGAGCGCGTGGTCGTCGCCATCACGATGTAGGTCGCGTTCCCGCTCGTCATGAACGGCATCAGACCGTCGTTGATCGCGTCGTTCTGCTCGTCCGGCGTCGGAATGTCGGCGTCGGCGTAGTGCGGCAGGACGATGTCGTTCAGCGGGTAGAAGTCGAAGTTCGGCGCCGGGTGGACCGCCTCTTCCTTCTGGATGAGCGCAGCGGCGGCGGCGGCAAGCTCGGCCGGGTCGTGCTCGCTGTTCTCCATCCACGCGATGGCGAGCCGCTCGTAGTTGCGGCCGGTCGCAATCGTCGCGGCGGCAGCGAGCGCCTGGCGGTTCGCGGCGATGCCGACCGAGCGGAGGCCCGCGCGGGGCAAGCTCTTATTGACGATGTGCGTCTTCAGGTGCCCGAGGCTCGTCGCGTCCGTGAGGCTCGTGACGATGTAGTATTTGCGCACCGAATCGAGCGCGCCGAGGGCCGCGAGGAAGTTCGCGGCCTCGGTGGTGGTGCCGTCCGCGCCGGCCGCGCCGGAGCCGAGCTGACCCGAGACCGTTGCGACCAAACCTGTGCCAAGCGGCTCGATGTCGGCGTGGACGTTGATGGCGAAGATCGTTGCGGTGCCCTGCGAGGCTCCCGCAATCTTGGCCGAAAGCGTGACCGTGCCCGTGACGTTCGCCGCGGTGACCGGAAGGTGCGTCTTGGCGTTGATCGATGCGGCGAGGTTGTCGCCGATGTTCGTCATCGTCTGGGTCGAGGTGAACCCGACCGGGATCTCCTCGCCGGCAACGAGGACGGTGAGCGTTCCGCCGGACGTGAGGGTGCCGGAGAGCGCGATCGTCGCCGTCGCGATGACGGGAGAGCCGCCGCTCGACGCCGCGTAGGGCACCGCCCAGCACTTCGCATCGGGGTTGTGCCGGAGGAACTTGCGGAGCGCGCGGTGAAGCGGAGAACCGGCGCCTGCTCCGGTTTCGGCAACCGCTGCGTTTCTCACCGCGTACCGCGTGGCCACGGTCCAGGTGCCAGCCGAGGTCTTCGGCATGACGAAGACGACTTCGCGGCCCGGAGCGAACGCGGACGCGGCGCCCTGGTTGAAGATGATTTCCGCGTACGCGCCGGGGAGTTTGAAATCAGCTCCGACGCCGGTGATCGGGATCAAAAGACCCATGGTCAGACCTCATCCTTCGCGGACTTGCGCGCGATTGCGGGAGCACTGGCGGCCTTCACGACCGCGATGCCGTCCTTCACCTCGACAGGCACGAACTCGACGCCGCATGCGTCGGCCGTCGCCTTGTCGGCGGGCCAGAGCGGGCGCTTGCCGCGGCGGAACTTCGCGAGGAGCACGCTTCCGTTCGCGTCCTCCGAGTCGCACACGAACGGCTCCACGGTGGCCGGATGCTGCGCGCCCTTCTCGGGCGTACCCGCGACGAACGAGCGCCCCACGTAGTTCGGGAACGCGCCCTTCACGCGGGGAAAGTCGGGGACGTAGACGATGTCGTCGTCCTTCGCGAAGAAGCTCAGCTTCATGTGATCGTGGCTTTCGGTGCAGCGCCCCGACAGGGAGGCGCGAGCGGTGGAATCAGAACGAGCGGGCGATCGTCGCCATGCGGCGCGCTAGCCCTTGAACGAAGGTGCGACCGGCTGCGTTGGTCGCGCGGTAGAGAAACTTGTACGGGCGGTTGCCCGGGTGGTTCACGCTCTTGCGGAACACGAGCCCGCCCTTGCCTTGGAAGCGGAGGGCCTTCGCGCTCTTCGCGCGAATGACGTGAGGGCGAGCGCCTCGGTCGATTGCCGCCGCGTAGGGCTTCCGGTTCGACAGGCGGACGATCCCGCGGTTCTTGGTCCGGATGACCTGGCCGGTTGTCGCATCCTGCAGGCCGCCAGTGCGGCGCTTGAAGCCCGGGCTCTGCTGGACGTAGCCGACGCCGAAGTCTCGAGCGTCGTTCAGCTCGGCGAGAACGGCCGCGTCGTGCTTGGAGAGGAATCGGCGGTGAGCGAGCTGGACCGCGCGGAGGTCGATCATCCCTGCTGCAACGGCGGATCCGTGCTCGCGTAGAACAGCCCCGGGATCACTCCCTCGGGTGAGCCACCAATGCCGATGTCGTAGTCGGCACCCTGGAACGGGGCGTCTTCGGCAAGGTCGCCACTGCCCGGCTCCACGTATTCGGTGGTCTCGAGCGTGATGGTGATCGCGTAGTAGGTCGGGCCCTTGTCGTCGCCCGCGAACCGCGCCTGTCCCGGTCCCTCGTGCCGGACGATTCGGATCGCTCCGAGGTCGCCACGGTCCTCGCCGAACTGCGGGGCGCCCGCCTGGTAGGCCGGGTGACCCTGCCGCATGATGACGCGGCTGATGATTTTGGAGACCGCGACGGCCGCGTCGAGCAGCTGAAAAGCCGTCGCCACGTCCGCGGGACCGAGCACCCAATCCACCGTCCACGGCTGGATGAGCTTGTCGGCGTAGATGGTGTGCGTCTGGTATTCGGCCGTGCCCGAGCGGTAGACGGCCAGGAGCGGAAAGCCGGCTTGTCTCGCCTGCATGACGGGCGCAGTCGGCTCGAGCTCGAGCACGTCCGCGACTGGCGTCGTGCCGTTGATCTTGTCGGTCGCCGTGAGCCGGTTCGCCACTGCGGCGACCCACGCGTCGGTCAGCTCGGCTTCGATGGCGGCCTTGAACAGGTCCGCGAGAATGCGTCGCGCCGGGTCGAGCGAGGTGAGGGTCTTGGCCGCTTCGATCGTCGCGATGACGGGCGGAAGCGTGAGCGATCCAATGCGCTCGTGGATGCTCGTCATTGCGGGTAGTTCGCGTCTGGGGCGGCGCGAAGCATGTAGCGCGTGGCGCGCTCCGAGTTGATGTCGATGAGCCGGTAGAGAGTGCCAACGTGACCAGGGCCCCTGAGCAGGCCGTGCCGCGTTGCGCCCGTCTGAAGATCTCCCGCGAGAGTTTCTAGGCTCGTGCCTCCGCCCGCGAACGGCGGCGTGATTGGCCCGACCTCGATCGCGCCAGCGCCGAGGTTACCGAGCGCGATCTCCTCACCGGTTAGGAACCTAACCCGGGGCGGCTGTCCGTTCGCCTCGGTGATCGGGTTCGCTTCGCCGATCTCACTTCCCTCGCCGGTGTGCTGGCCGGTCCAGGTAGCATCGAGAATGGTGAACGAGAACGGCCGGAAGCCCGCCTCTCCCGCCTCCGAGCGCCCTTCGTAGAGGTCGGCGAGCGCGTCTTCCGCCTCGGTCGCCATCAGTAGACCGAGAGGCGCGAACCGGCGGAACGCTTGCGCGCCCACAGATTCTCG